TGCCACCATGCAGCCATGAGCTCGTATTCACCAGGAAGCTGCACAAATCGTCCGGGTTCTTCTGGACCAAGGAAGGCTTCTTCGATGAAAAAGGGGATGTAATCCCCGTGGCAGGGAGTTCACAGTTCCCTGTAGGCAATAATAATGGGTAATCATTTTATATGATTACTTGTAACTGTAGATATGGCCAGGAAGCGCAAGAGCTACTATACGGATACCGAGAAGGGCAACTACCAGCTTCTCAACCCCACCAAGTACATGGTTGAGGGGGTTACCGAGGTTCCGTACAAGTCCAGCTGGGAGAAGCGCTTCTTCGGCCTGTGTGACGGCAACCCGTTCGTCACCAGGTGGGCATACGAGCTCTTCGAGATTCCATACAGTTCTCCCGTATACCTCAAGCAGTCCCTGTACAAGCCGGACATCTACCTGGAGTGCCAGTACGAGGACGGCCATACGGAGAAGTGGCTCATCGAGGTCAAGCCGGTGGCATACTCGGTAGTCCCGGTGGCCCCCAAGCCGCCCCCGCAGGGATGCCAGGACCAGAAGAAACTGGATAGCTACCGGAAGCGGCTGGCGACATACGAGCGCAAGAGCGCTGACGTTGCCGCCAACTACGCCAAGTGGGCTGCCGCCGAGGCGTGGTGCAAGAGGCACCAGGTGAACTGGTGGATAGCCAACGAGAAGAATACCCGAGACCTGTTCAAGCGTTCCGTTTCGGTTTGAACTAGTTTCATAACCGTAAACGGAGGCAAAGTATGGCGAAACCGTGCTGCGGCGACCCGGTCGAGATTGACGGGATATACCAGCCGCTGAGCCTGAGGCTGCTCAATTTCGGCAAGGAAGTGTACAAGGAGACCACCAGCACCCAGCGGGTGTTCATGTGGGTGTTCAGCTTCTACAACGCGAAGGACGAGTGCCCGGTGTGCAAGCACGGCATAGAGCGCCTGTTCGGCTGGTTCCAGAAATACGGCCTGACGGACGACCCGGCGAGGGGAGTCAGGATAGTGCTGGACGACGAGGCCGACACCAACAAGATTTACAACGACCTCCACTTCGACATCGCCCCGGTGAACATATTCACCGACTCCGAGGGAAAGGTAATCGACATACTGTTCGAGTTCCCTGACGAGGCGTGGCTCGACAAGTACATTCTTCCCTTCGTGCAGAAGGACATGAGGATTCTATAATGGAACGGGTATACATAATCGGATACACAATGGATGCCGTCATGGAGGCGGTAAGTCTTGCTACACAGGGCGACAAGGAGGTTATCTTCCTCGCCACGGCCGAAGTCGGCCAGACCCTCGACGACTACGGCGACCTGATTTCCCAGGCATACCGGGAGGTGCTGGATGCCGTCCTCCCGGGAATGCTCGAGTTCACCGAGTACGCGAACCCGAGATTCTTCTACATCCCGTACGAGAAGGTGGCCATATCCAACAGCACCAACGGGGTCATACAGTATCCGCTATCCAAGAAGTCATTCAATGACGAGTCCGAGTGGAAGGAGTGCGTGGAGAAGTTCGCCGACCCTGCAATCCAGGAGGTAATCAACAACCAGGCAAACGCCCCGTCGAAGCTGGTCACCGTCCTGAAGAACAAGATGCCGCCCAAGTTCGTCAATACCTTCTGCAAGGCATTGCAGGCTACGCGCTGGAGGGGAATCCAGTTATCCCACCTTTCCATGAACGCGTTCCTGTACGAGTTCCCGTTCACCGAACTTGCCAACGAGAACTACAACGAGTTCTACTACCGGCCAAACCATACTTACCACGAGATTTGCGCCGCGCTTACCAACGTGTTCAACATAACGGTTGAACGTGCAGACGACGCGATAGCCAGGAAGTACATCACCGACAGGAACATTGACGGCAAGGTAATCATAATGGATAACCGGGTGGACCAGTATCTTGACTACGTGGCTGGCAGGTTCGACCGGGTTCGCATGTGGAGCGTTAACGAGAAGGTCCCACCCGAACTCCGCTACTCAAGGGACGGCCTCTACTATACCCCGCTGAATTCATGCTGGGCGGTCACCCTCTTTGATGGCAAGTGCAAGAAGTACATGGCCGAGGAGATGACCACCCTGTACGATGACTTTGCTTCCGAGATTCCGTCCACCAAGACCAACCTCAAGCTGCATAACCAGTACTGCGACCTCGTCGGCCACTATGGCGACAAGAAGCTCGACCTGGGACAGAGGGTGCTTACCCTGGTCAAGGCATGATTGAGTGCATGGCCATAGTTCCCTGTAGGACAGGGAAACACCTGCCGTTGATAGTGGACAGGCTGAAGGCGCAGGGTGCGTTCGTTACCGTAGTAAGAGACCGTTGCGACGTGGAGTGCCCGGGAGCTGACGCCATTCTCGACAATAAGGACGGTGACGGGTTCCTTGCCGGGAAATGCCGTGATATCGGTATTGACTACGCGCTGCTGCTGGGGGCTACCGGGGTAATATTCGTTGACGAGGACTGTATCCCCCAGGACGAACTGGTGAAATCCCACATGGAATACCTGAAGAATGACCTCCCGGTGATTTCCCTTGGCCGGCGTCTCGAGGAGAAGTTCAGATGGAAAGACCCGAGGGAATTCGGCGATGCCGGCAACCTGCACCTGTTTTCTTCCCGTGGCTCCATCGTGCAGAACCCTACCGTGCTAGCCAGCTGCCTTGCTACATGGACTTGCAACATGGGAATGAATGCCAGGGCTCTCCGGGTGATAAGGGGTGCGATGAAGCGTTTCTGCAGGGAAGACCGGGCATTCCACCCGGCATTCGACGGGAGATGGGGAGGCGAGGACGCATTCCTTGGATATGTCGCCTGGGCGTACCGGGTGACGATGGCGTATCTTCCATACGGGGCCAACGCGGTAAAGCACATGGACCACCCGAGGCCACCGGGAGAATACAACAAGGGCTTCAAGGAACGTCTTGAAGCCGAAGTTGCAAATTTCAGGAAATTTCTTACGAAAGAACCGCCGGCACTACATGAAATACTAGGCTAGGAACTGCGGTTCCCGTGCATGTCGTACTTGTATTCCACCTTGTTGAAGGCGGCCTTCCCGGTCTGTATGTATCGTTCATACACGTTCGGCTGGAATGCATCGTATAGGGCCACGTTGTACCTCTTCTGCCAGGTATCGTGGTCGACCTCGAAGAATCCCTTGTTGTATTCCCCGTAGGGGTTGTACCTGGCATCCTCGAGAGTGCGAGGACAATCGGTCCAGCCGCGCTCCTTTACCTTTGCCGGGTCGACTCCGCGGGTGGTTTCGTCGCGTAGGTATCTCATCTGGTCCTTGAAGGTGCCCTGGTAGGCGTTCGGATACTTGAAGTCAACGGTAAATGTATACGGGCTTGCATTCTCGTAGTTTGCACTAAGGTTAGGTGCCTTGGTCGTGATACAGGAGTTGAACTCGAACATCTGTCCGACGACAAGGTCGGTCTGGCAAGCGTTGCCGCCGGTCCTCTCGTAGATGCTCTTCATGGAGTTGCCGACAGTAAGTCCTTCGGAATACAGGTTGACCATGATATTGATTTTCTGCAGGGTGCTCTTCGGCTTCAGGAGGAGCGGGGAGTACTGCACGTTGAACAGCGCGTTGAAGAAGTTGTACCACATCATGTACGGGTCATCGGTCACTTCGATGCTCAGAGTGTTCTCACAGTTGACCCCGGTAACTACAGGGTACCTTATCTGCTTGGTGGAGTCCATCATGACTTGCTTGGTCTGCGCCGACGGTGAAGGTATGGTAATCTGCTTAGCCGCCCAGTACATGTTCAGTACGCCGCTGGTCTTGTCGTAGCACATGGAGAGCCACTGGTCGAACAGGGTCTTCCTGAAGTTGTCCTTGCTGTCGTAGAACGGTTTCTGCCTCTTCAGGTTGTACTTGTCGGCATACGAGTTCTGGTCCATGACCATCAGCGCCTGGTCCACATAAGGGCCGTAGAAGCCGACATGGTACTTGTTGACCACGTGGCCGCGGGCCATCGAGTAGAATTTCGGCATGTAGTAGTCGAGAAGTCCGACGTGCCCGGTACCCTGGCCGCCTGGTAGTCACGGCCCATCATGTCCTGGGACGTGGCGCCGGTACGCCAGTCGGCCTCATCCTGAATTACACCCTTTACGCTATTGGTGGCCATCTACTCGCCTCACTTGTCGTACGCGTTGGAACTGGTGCTTACGCATATGGCGCTCATCAGGCTGTTCGGGTCAGGTAGCCGGATAATCTCCTTGAGCTCGTATAGCACAGTCATGTTGAAGGGAACCGGGTCGACTGAACCTGGATTAGGCTGCAGGTCAGACAGTGCGGTTATGCGGCAGCGCTTGAACCGGACAATCATCCTCTCCTGTGAGTTGTCGTCGGCACAGTGGATGTCGATGTACGGGATAAAGGTCAGCCTGTTCCTGTACCTGTGGTCTATTCCGTATATCCTGTGGTTCGGGTTCATTATGGGATAGGCGTCGGTAAGGCCGCTCATCACGGTTTCCATGTACCTGTGCAGCCCCCACCAGTTTTCGTAACCCTGGTCGGCGAGCATCGTTATGGTAAGCGGGTCGTCGTACTGGTTGTCTTCCTGGGTGGGTATCCTGGTACGGAACTTGTAGTGATATTCCTGTTCGAAGCTTTCCTTGAGCCCGTTGCAGATGTAGTTCTTGATGAGCGCGTTAACCATCTCGGGAACCGGAGCCGTATGCGGTATTGGCGTATCGGTCGCGTCATGCGCCTCGTCGTGCCACGACACCGGGATAGGACCGATTGTACAGCGCCAGAAGCCCTGATGCACTGGCGTCGGGGCGTGACGCATTATACGCACGGTTTCTCTTTCCGGGGCCAGTGCCATCGGTTATCCCTTGATAGCGGTCGGGACCTTCTGCTTGCCCATGGCGGACTTCGGCTCGACGATACCGGTATGGTCGCCCTTGCCCGGCTTCGCAGCCTCGGACTTGATGACGACGTTGTTCGGCGTAGCCTGGAGTTTCGTATCATAGGACTTGGCAATGACGGTCTTGGCTTCGCCAACCTCGTTCACCACAGTCTTGCCCTTGATGATTTCATCAGGAACCTTCTGCTTGCCCATGGCGGATTTCGGCTCGACGATGCCGGTATGGTCGCCCTTGCCCGGCTTTGCAGCCTCGGACGTCACCACGACATTGTTCGGGGAGGCCTTTAGGGTCTCGTCGAAGGACTTGACTACCGTAGTAGCACCGCTCACGTCGGAGACTTCCGGCTTTTCCTTGATGATGTCGGTCGGGACCTTCTGCTTGCCCATGGCGGACTTCGGCTCGACGATGCCGGTATGGTCGCCCTTGCCCGGCTTCTGGGCCTTGGAGACCTCGACGAACTTGGCAACGCCGAGTTCCTCGACCGTGGTGTTGACCTTGCCCTCGATGGACTTCTCGGTAACCTTCTTCAGTGCCTTGAGTGAACTGGTGAGCTTCTCCGGCTTCGGCTGCTTGTCGAGCGTGTCGATGACGACGCTTCCGAAAGCGTCAATACCGGTAACCGGCTTGGCGGCCTTCTTTTCCTTGGCCTTCTCGGCCTTGAGGAAGTCCTCCCACACCTTGTCGATGCGGACCTCGCCCGGGTTGAAGTCGACCTTGTCCTTGACCACGCCGGTCTTGTCACCGAGCTTGACCGCAGCGGACTGCGGACCCTTCGGCGTCCAGAACGGGAAGAAGGTCTCCTGGTCGATGTCGTTGCTGTTCTTCTTCGAGGATTCGAGCATAGCCTGGCCAAGGAGCTCGGATTCCGTCGGCAAATCGTACATATCAATCATGTTTGGTACCTGTAGATTGAAATTCTCTGGTAGTTTATATGCCCTCGACCCTATTCCCGGTATAAACTCTATGGCATGAAGGCCAGGAAGATTGCAGGAATCCGTCTCATCAACTACATCAACGACGGAATTACGTGGAAGTCCCACAAGGACGTTATACTTGACTTCTGGATTATGAAGAAGTGCCACGAGTACGGATACACCCCGTACCAGTTCCGCAACATGTTCCATGTCGTCCAGCTCCCTACCGAGGCACAGCAGAAGTACGAGCAGTGGTTCAACTCCTACGACTTCCAGAACGAGACCGACAAGGACTGGCTCGAGTTCGTAAACGGTACGCTCAACCTGTTCTACCATACTGACAACCCGAAGCAGGAGGACGACGATTGCTGGTATCTCGACATGATGCAGTCCGAGGTTGAAGCCCGCAAGATTGTTAGCGAGCAGGTGTATCACGGAGAACCAAACCTAGATGCATTCTGGAAGATTTCTACACAGTCAAAGTCCGAGGAAGTCGGTGGTCGCCGTAACGGATATATCTACGTGTCCAAGCTCGGTGAGGTGAAGCCCAAGGATACCGAGGGATACTACTGGGGCGTCGCCTTCCAGTGTCCCGAGACGGTAAGCCTCGGATTCAATGACAACGGTGTCAACCGCCGCAAGTGCATCGCGTGGGCGGCTAACGCCGAGCACATGACCCTCGTGCAGATTGGGGCGGACGGGAGGTTCCGGAT